CGAAATCTCGTATATCTCGGCCAGCGTGAGCTGGTTCGGCGCGTCGGGGTTCTCGTAATGAAACTTACCGGCGATTGAAATTCCCTTTGCGTGGCCCTCGGTGTAAATCTTTCTGGCGTGTTCCACGACGGGGTAATCCGAGGTGGAAAACTTGGCCTTGAAGTAGAGGCCGCGCGCATCCTCGCGGATTTCCGACATGGAGCCAGCCACATGGTCGATTGCGTTTACATGGTCCACCAGCAGCACTGGGTTCTTGAGGTATTCCTTGAGGTCGTAGACGTAATCCCGCTTGGCCTTGTAGACCGCCGGGATATCGCCGTAGCGATCGGCCTGACCCTTGGTGTTGGCGTAGCCTTCAAGGTACACCGCGCCGTTTTCCTGCGTGATCTTGCCGCCTTCAATCGGCAGTATTTTGAATTGCCTGTCCATTTTGTCCTCCCGAAGTCATATTGAGCGGCACGAGGTATTGCCCGCCCTGCCCGTTCGGCAGTCTGTTCATGTTCTCCCTCTCGCGGATATCATCCGCCGACAGCCAGCCCCATTGCCGCCCGATGGCGTAGGCTTCATAGCGCGTCTTGATATCGCCGCGAAGCAGCCCTTCAATCAGAAATTCTGGGAAGAAGTCGCCGGTGAACAGCTTGAACGACAGTTCCTGCTCGATGTTCACCAGCCAAGGGCGTATGGTGTCCGTCACAAATTCAATCGCCTGATGCTCGATGTTGTTGTTCGTCGAGCGCTCAAGGTCCGAAATCTTATGCAACGGCATTCGGAAGTAGCGGGCGATTTCAGACACACCGAATTTGCGCGTTTCCAAGAGCTGGGCGTCCTCCGGCGGGATGCCGACGGCGTTAAACTTCATCCCTTCCTCAAGCACCGCCACGCGGAATTTGTTGTCCAGCCCTTCATGCGCCCGCTCGAACGATTTGCGCAGGCGGGCCGACGCTTCGTCAGACAGCTGTCCGGGGTGTTCCAGTATTCCGCCGGGTCGGGCATCGTTGGCGAAGAATTTAGCCGCATACTTCTGTGCCGCAAGTCCGAGGCCAATGCTTTCCCGCGCCGCGCGCATCGGCGGCATGCCCAATAATCCGTCATAGGACAGCCCTTTGATGTGGAGCATGTTCTGGAACGGCACATAGACCATGCCGTCATCCAGCGCCACTGCGTACACCAGTTTGCCGTCTATGCGTTTTAGCAACACGCGCCACGGGGTGATGGGCCACAATGCGACCGCATCGCCGTAGCCTGTGCGCTCTATCTCGCTGTAATGGTTGCCCCATAACCCAAGGTGCAGCATCATCGCCTGCCGCCACGACATGGAAGTCATCTCCGGGTTGGGCGCATCATGCAGCATCCGGGCCAACGGGTGGCCTGTCGCGCGGCTCTTGCCATCGACGGTGCGCTCGTATACGTGCAGCGGCAGCGAGCCGATGGTCTGCGCCAGCACCTGTATGCAGGCATAGACCGAGGACAGGTTCAGCGCAAGATTCTCGTTCACAAGCACGCCGCTCTGGGTGTCGGACAGCGGCAGAAACACATCGGCAAAGAACTGTTGCATGCTCTGCACCTTGCGCCCGTTCCGGTTAAAAAGTTTTGTAAGCCAGTTCATAAAATCATCATCCCGCGACTTTCGTATACGCTCCGGCCCGCACCGTGGCGCTGCGTCCGGTCAAGCGCCATTGCCGTGGCAACTATGCCGTCTATGCGCTGGGTACTTTTGGCCTTGTCCGGCTTGATATTCCCGGCGGGGTCGGTTTTTACGACGGCGTTATCGGCCATCCAGCGCAGTACCGGGTTACCGCCATGGTGCAGTCTGCCCGCCAGAACCAGCCGCAAAAGCTCTTTCGCCGGGCCGGACATCGAGGCAAATCCCTGCCCGAACGGAATTACGGTGACACCCAGCTCGGTCAGCTCCTGGACTATCTTTGCCGCGCCCCAGCGGTCAAAAGCTATTTCCTTGAGGCTGTATTTCTTGCGCAGTTCCGCTATCTTGGCGACGATGAACGCGTAGTCGATTACATTGCCCGGCGTGGCGTATATCAGCCCCTGTTTAACCCACAGGTCATACGGCACATGGTCGCGCTTGGCGCGTTCGATAATCCCGTCGCCCGGTATCCAGAAAAACGGCAGTAGTTTCACGTCATCGCCGATGGGAAACGCCAGCACGAGCGCGGTGATATCGGTTGTGCTGGACAGGTCCAGCCCAGCGTAACAGACCTTGCCGCGCAGTGCGGCTATGTCCACCTCGCCCGCCGAAGCTGCCCACGCCGCCATCGGTATCCAGCGGGATTCCTGCTGCGTCCACTGGTTCAGGTGCAGGCGGCGAAAAGTGTTCTCATAAGCCGGGACATTTTCAGCCTTGGCGCATTCGCGCTTGAGGTAATCCTCGCTGATGGATACGCCGAGGTTAGGATTCGCCTTACTCCATATCGCCGGGTCGCGCCAGTCGTCCTGCTCGTCTGCGGCATAGATGACCGGCAGGAACGAATCGTCCTCAATAATGCCCTCTTTGATTTTCCGGGCGTACTCATGGAGCTCCCAGCAGATGGAGTTCCGGTCAAAACCAGCGGTTGTGATTGCCACGGTTAAGGGTTGGGAGCGCGCGCCGGTGCTGGTCGCCAGCACATCCCACAGGTCCCGGCTCGGCTGCGCGTGCAGTTCGTCAAAGATAATCCCGTGCGCGTTAAGCCCGTGCTTCGTGTATGCGTCTGCCGAAAGCACCTGATACGCCGAGGCCGTGCGCGGCACGAATATCGAATTGCGGTACACCTGCCCGCGCGACATCAGCGATTTCGAGGCCAGCACCATGCTTTTTGCCACGTTGAACACGATGGCGGCCTGCTTGGTGTCCGCTGCCGCGCTGTAAACCTCGGCTGACGGCTCGCTGTCGGCGTAAAGCAGATAAAGCGCAATGCCTGAACAGAGACTGGACTTGCCGTTCTTGCGGGGAATCTCGATATAGCAGGTGCGGTACTGGCGGCTGCCGTCCGCGCGCTTGCAACCAAAGAGAGGGGAAATGATGTCGTCCTTCTGCCAGCCCTCCAGCTTGAATGATTCACCCGCCCATTTGCCTTTGATATGCACAAGGTAATGCTCGAAGAAGCGCGCCGCGCGGGCAGCCGCTTTCCTGTCGAAATAAAAGTTCTGCATTGCCTGTGTCATAAGCCTTTCTCGAAAAACTCGGTGTCCTCGTCCTTGTCTTTCCCGGCCTGCGGGATTATCCTGCTGCGCATCGTGGCCGGGATTCCCATTTCAGCCGCCAGTTTAGTCATCATCAGCATCCAGCCGCGCGCGATGGATACATGCGGTATCTGCTGGAATGCACCGTTCGGGGTGCGGTACACCTGCTTGCTTTGCTTGAGCACATCGTTTGCCCGCTTCCAGTTGGAATAAGCCGAGCAGTACAGCATGAACAGATCGCGGTCCACCGAACTTACAACCTGCAGCGCGGAAAGTTCGGGAAAAAGCTCGCGCCATTTGGCCTTGGCCTCGTCGTCGAGAAATTCGGGCGGCTCGCTATTGGCGGGACCCGGCTTCGGTTCGGCAGGGTTGGTCCGGCACTTCTTCAAAGTGCCGGTTTTCTGCTTGATTGCTGTCGGAATCCGCTTTCTTCCACGCATAAATACCCTTGGTACCCCCCTATGCGAATTATGGACGCGTTCACGCGTAGCCCCAGCGCGGTCACCTTCCAAATCGCTAAAAGGAACTGACCCGCCCTATAGGGGGTTGCCAAACCCTCCATCCTCGCGCGCCGTCTTGGCGCTATGATGCGCGTGGCACAGGCCCTGCAGGTTGTCCATGCTGTCAGTGCCACCCTGCGAGCGTGGGACTATATGGTCCACGTCCGTTGACGGCTGGTTGCACCCCGGATGCCTGCACACCGGGTCGCGCGATAGCACCATCAGTCTCAGTCTGCGCCAGCGGTTGCCATAGCCACGCTTGGCAGAGGTACCGCGCCTGTCCTGCTCATGTATCTGCATGGCCGGTTTGTGCGCGGCGCAGTAGTGTTCGCCGTCAGGTGCAAGGCCGATGCAGCCGGGATATGCGCACGGCGACAGCGGCTTATACGGCATGGCGAACCTCCGCTTTCTTCCCGGTTGCCTGCTCCCAGCGTTTGACTATCACGTCGCAATAGAGCGGGTCTATCTCGCAGAGTCGTGCCTTGCGGCCCGTGTGTTCGCAGGCAATTAGTGTCGAGCCTGAGCCGCCGAACAGGTCCAGCACCGTGTCGCCCTTGCGGCTACTGTTGCGGATGGCGCGGGCGCACAGTTCCACAGGCTTCATGGTCGGGTGCTCTTCGCTGCGCGTGGGACGGTCTATTTCCCAGACTGTCGTTTCTGCACGTCCGCCATACCATTTGTGGCTTGCGCCTGCGGCCCAGCCGTACAGGATGGGTTCGTGCTGCCACTGGTAATCCTGCCGTCCAAGCACAAAGCTCTGTTTTGCCCAGATGACGCTCTGTTTGACTTCGAAACCGTTATCCAGCAACGCCTGCCGGAACAGCATTGTCTTGCCGTCAGCGTGACAGACATAGTAAGGCGCGCCACCGTCGCACACCTTACGCATTGCGCCGAACGCCTTGCCGAGGAACGCGCTAAAATCCTCATCGGACATCGCGTCGTTCTGTATGGTCAGGCGTTTCTTGGTCTTGCCGACATAGGCTATGCCATAAGGCGGGTCGGTGAATATCATGTCCGCCTTGCCGCCGTCCATCAGTCGGGTGACATCGGCTTCGCTGGTCGAGTCGCCGCAAAGCAGGCGATGGTCGCCAAGCAGCCACAGGTCGCCGGGCTTTGTGATTGCGGTTTCGGGCTTATCAGGCACTTCGTCCAGCTTGTCCTCGTCCAAAAGCGCGTCAGGCTGGGCCAGTTCGCCAAGTTCGTCTTCCGAGAAGCCGACCTCGCGGAGGAACTCGGCGTCGAAGTCGTTGGCGAGCATGTCCATATCCCAGTCGCCGGAGGACAGATTGTCGCGGAGCATCCGCTTGGCTTCCAGTTCCGGGTTGTCCATCACGATGACCGGCACTTCCTTCATGCCGATTTCAACGGCGGCGCGATACCGCTGGTTGCCCGCGAATATCACCATGTCCTTGTTGACGAGGATGGGCCGCGCCTCAAAGTACGCAGGGTCTTCCTTGAGGCTGCCACACAGACACTTGAACGCATCGTCCTTGATGACGCGGGGATTCTGCGGGTTTATCTTGAGCTTGCCTACGGGGATATATTCAGGCTTAAGCATATATCCCTCCGGCGAAAAGGTTGCGCCCTCTCGCGAGGCCAGCGGCATGAAGCCTTTGTATGGGGTTACCCTGCTTCGGGCGCAAAAGGATGGCGGCCTGCACGCGGACCGGTTCGTTCACAATGCGCGTATCCGTGCTGCCGCCAGAAAACGGGAGCCCGCGCCCGGTAAGGGCGCAGGACCGTGTCTTTGGTGTCGAGGCAAAGACATTAAACGGGGTGTGGTTTCCTGCACAAATAAATCGAGGCCCGGTCATGGTTTTCTCCCATGTCCTTGCCTCGACACAAATAGTTTACCGCACTATAGTCCGGCTGTCACGGACTAAACTTTGGCAATGTTTAGCAAGCGTTTCTCCGACGGAGATTATACGCTTTCATGCTATTTTTGCGGAGCACTTCGTAGACAACCGCGACCGATGCCAGCTTCATCCTGAACGCGACCTCTTTCGGCGCAAACCCGCGCCGCAGCATGGCGAGTATCCGCGCGTCACGTTTGGGGTCCGGCATCATGCCCGCTGCCCCGGAAAGTCGGCGAATGGAAGAGGAACCTCGCATTCCTGATTCTGCTTGGACAGTTTTATCGCGCTCATGTGCAGCGCTTCCCAGTGGTCAATCTCGGTCTTGAACTGGCGCATGGTGGCGTTGTTCTTGCGGCAGGCCAGCCAAACCGCGTTGAGCCTGTGCTCGCAGTCGCATATAGCCTTGAACAGGCGCGCGTCTTTCTGTTCGGTAATTTTATATGTTCCCGGTATCCAGACTGCCGAAAGCCGGGCTATGGCGGCAGTCGCCAGTTTCCTGCGCTCTATTTCCATAGCGCACACCCCGTTTTGGCGATTTGGCGAGCTGTTTTTTCATTTTGGCGAAGCGTTTTGTATTGGAGAGTTACGCTTTCTTCGCCAATTCGCCAAGCGTTTCCGAAACTTTTCCTGGAAAGAGATACTCTTGGGAGACTTTCCGGAATGAATTGGCGATTTGGCGAACAATATATATTACTCGCGTGCGTAGGAGCCGGTGTTCGCCAAAACACCGTTTTTTCGTTTTGGCGATTCTGGCGAAATTGGCGAAAACTGGCCAGTGCTGTATATATTCCGCGCGGGCACGCGATTATCACACTCTCGTGAAACGAAAGCACTGCGTTAATTGTCATACCACCCTCCGTACCGGCTGGGCTGCGCATCGGCTTTCAGCCTTACCCCTGACCACACATACTTGTCCACGAACATGCCAGCCGTGGCACGCTTCTTGACCATGCCGAGCTTTTCAAGATACTCGGACAGCTGGTTGCGGCTAATGCCCTTGTAGCCGTTTTCCTTGGCCCAGCCCTGCGCGGCGGAAGAAAGGTGGCTTGCGAGTTCTTCGGCCCCGGACTCGCGGTCGCAGCATTCGTTGAGGAACGCGCCCACAAGATCCGATTTCTCGCGGTATTCGTCGAGCACCTCGCGCATTACCGCAGGCATGCCGAGCCCGCTGTTGTACCACTGCTGCGCACCCTTGGCCAGCCACACCAGTATCCCTTCGGCTTCGGCCATCAGTTTATCGTCCAGGTTGCGGTCCACCTTGTCCGGCCCGAAGTACGCGTTGAACGGGATAAGTTTTATGCGCGACCAGATACCTTGGTCGGTGCCGCTGATATTCGGCTTGTAGTTAGTCGAGAGCCAGATTTTGAACTCGGGAACGTATTCGAACGGCTTGCTGTATAAAAAGCGCGCGCATATCGGCTCGCCGCCGGTCATGGACTTTATCTGCGCCTCAGCCAGTTTCTGGCCTTTCTCGCCTTCGGAAGCCATCACAAAGCGTATGCCTTTCAACTTCGCCAGTTCCTGTGCGGCGTTGTTGCTGTTACCGTCGTGATGCTCCATGAGCGTGGCAGCCGGGGTGACCGCAGCATATGGCCCCATGATGCGCCATATCGTTTTCAGAAACGTGCTTTTACCGTTGCGGCCAGTACCGTAACAGATGAACATGCAATGCTCCGAAGTGTCGCCGGTAATCGAATATCCGGCGGCACGCTGCACGAATGAAATAAGTTCCGCGTCGCCCTGAAATATCTCGTCCAGGAACTGCAGCCACCTCGGACACTTCGCGTCCGGGTTCCATTTGTGCGCCACTTTGCGCGTAAGCATATCCTCCCTCCTGTGCGGGTCGAGCCGGTCCGGCAGGCGCAGCGTCCCGCCGGTGCAGTTGAGTATCTTTTTGTCTGTGTCGAATTCCGACGCCTGCGCCGGTATCCCGGCTTCGCTTTCCGCGAGCTTTACCATCGCGTCCAGCCGCCCTTTCGATTCACTGGACTTGGCATGCGCGAACAGTTTGTCGTCGCGCGCGGCCTCGGCCATTGCAAACATGCGCCGGGCAGTCTGGCGCGCAAGGCGCATTACCTGCCCGGTCTCATCCTTGGCCCACATCGTCCCGTCCCATACATGCCAGCCGCCCAGTTGCGCGGAATATCGCAGATCGTTGCCGAACAGTTCGCGCAGCAGGGCAGCATTCCACACGTCGGTGTATGGCCCGTTCACGCTTCCCGGCGAGTAGTTGCCAGCCGACTTCGCTATCTTCTCTATCTCGGCGGGTTCCAGCGGCGGGACGCAGCGTTCGCGGTTCGTCCGGGATATCGTGTCAAATATCTCGTCCGGTCCAAGCCCCGCCTTACGCAGACGGAACGCGATGGAAAACAGCGTGGCGTTGCGGTTGCCGGTTATCTTCTCGCCGCCGGACAAATCCGTATCTGGCATCGTCTTCTGCGTCCGGATAAGCAGAACAAGCCATTCCGGAGCATCGGCAAACGGCGTGGTGTCGGGTGGGTGAATCCACTCATAACTCTTGCCATCCACCACCGACGGAGGCGCGATAATATATCCTCCGTCGCCGCGTATGTCCAGACCCGGACGGATACCCGTCCTGCTGCCGATACCGCCTTCCGGATAACGGAAATACAGGTGCCGACCGCCGGTGCACGAGCGCGTCGCTACAGTCAGCGGCAGAACGCCGTGCTCTTTCTCAAGCTCGGCAAGCGACTCCTCGCCTCCGGCATTCTTCTTCACGTCTATATCCAGCACGAAGAATCCGGATGCCTTGCCCGTTGCTATGCCGATTATCGCGTCCGGCGTGGCACCGAATAACCGACGGACTGTCGGCGGGTCGCACGAAGCATCCTTGAACCCGTGGGCGGTAAGCGGGGTCTTGGCCTTGTTCCTGCCATCCCCGACACTCCGGCATGGCAGGACAGGCCAGCCCCGCGCCGCATATGCAAGCGCCTGCTCTAGCATTCGTCAGGGTCCGTGAGTATCACAAGCGCCATTGCCAGCGCGCAGGCGATGAAATACAGCGCCATGCTGCGCGGCGTCCTGCGTGCGCGGTATGTGCGGCTGCTGCCGAGTAGTGCCCTGAACTGTTGCGGTAAATGCATAAATTCTCCTTTAGCTGACTGTTCCAAGGACGGGAATCCCGTCCTGTCCGGCTGGCGATATCCGGATTGTGACACCCGGCGGCTCGCCGTAGACCTTCATCACGCGCCCGTCGCAGACGCGGCTGTCGTCCACCCAGATGCGCGCGTATGTAATCGCGTCCATCAGGGCCTTTTTTAGATTGTCCTCGTCCGGGCGGTGGGCCATGAACACTTCCGTGACCTTCACGGACTTCGGACGCGGGAACCGGAATGTGGCATCCAGCCGTATCGGCATGTCCAGCGGCTCCACCGGGCGGTGTTTGACCGCCTCGGCGTATATAAGCCTGAACCAGTCGTCCTTCGGGCTCCAACTGACGAACTTGCCGTTTGTGTGGGCAAACCGCACCGGGCGTTTCCACGGTTTTGGTATGCCAATGACCTCGAACTCGATTACGCTGTCCATAACCCTCCATGCATCGCGTCGAACAGTTTTATCGCCGCGAGCCAGCCATCCAGCGCGACGGGGATATTCACCTTCTTGGTTTCAAAGTCCGGGCCGGTCTTGCCGAAACGGATAACCCATGCGCTTTCTGGCAACGGCATGCCGTAGGTTTCCGAAAACGCCTGCGCGTAAGCCGAAACCTGCAAGGGGTATTCCTCGCGCATGGCGTTGCTGGTTTTCCAGTCCAGTATGATGAACCCGCCAGATTTGCTGCGGGCAATCGCGTCCAGCCGCCCGCCGTAGGCGTATTTTGTGCTGGCTACGACGGTGTCTCCAGCAATAATCTCCAGACCTTCCTGCGACAGCCACGACATGAAGTTCTCAAAGCCGGGCTTTGTGTCCGGCTCCAGTTTTGGCATCTTCCCGGCGATATAATCGTCTATCGCCTGATGGATGCGGCTGCCGATATCGGCGGCTTCGTCCTTGATTTTGTCCGGCTGGCGATCGGCGCGGGCGAGTATCGGCCCCAGCACATCGGCGGTGATTGTCCGGCCCTGCGTCAGCTCGGCGACCAGTTCGGACTCGGCCATCTTTAGCGCGGCGCGGCGTGCCCACACCACTAGCGCGTTGGTCTTTCCGCCGCCCACGATGCCGAGTATCTTCGTTACCGAGGGATACTCGACACCGTTGACGGTGTATAAGTGCTGGCGGCGGTAATCGCGGTAACCGACCGCATAGAGCGGCTTTGGCAATGTCGCGGTATCCATCAGAATGGCACCTCATCGGTTTTTTCCGGTTGCGCGTCGGGCAGGTAATCGAACTGGCGGACCTTGTTGCTTCGCTTGCCGTTATATTCCTCGATGATGAGCTCCGCCATCGCCTCCTTGCCAACCATATCCTCCGAGTCAAAATTAACCCGGCTTTTGTCGATGGAGAACCCGAAGCATTTCAGCGAATGAACCGCGATGCCGTGGCCCGGCTGGCCCTTGGGTATGAAGGTAAGCGTATGAAACACCCAGCGTTCGGGCTGGTCCACCACACCGAGCTTCATGTTGAGCTTCGGGTCGCCTGCCTTGGAGTATCCGTCCTCAATCTCCAGCACCTTCACGCGATACCTGCCCGCCGGGAGCGGGGTGTAAACGCCTGCATTCTCGTCCACTTCGTAATCTATCTTCATGATTCCCTCCGTTATTTGGCTTCTTCGAAGCCGAGCATGTCGTACTGTTTCTTGCCGTCTTTTACCGATTCCTTGTAAGCTACGGCGATTGTCTTGCCCACGAAGCCGACCGCGCGTTCGGCGGCAGCGGCGCTATGGGTAATGAACACCTTGCCGACACCCGCCAGCTTGAGGCCGTACTTCTTGCCGCTTTCGGTATCGCGGGATTTCACTTCCTCCAGGACACCTTTGGCGGTAAGCTGCTCGCTGGCTTCAGAGGCTGGTTTTGGCGCAGACGCGGGTGCCGCTGCGCCTTTCTGTTCCGCCGGAACGCCGGAATTGAGCCATCCGAGTAGCGCCTTGCCGGTGTCTTCCGTGATGGCAAAATCCTTGCCATCGAACAGACTGGTCCGGTCCTTGGAAACAGCGGCATAGTGGTTCTGGTTGAGCGTGAAGACCACGGTAAACTCGTACTCGATGCTGTCGCGCTGTATCGGCGCGGTCCCAACCTTCTTGGGAACCGCCTGCCCCTTGAGGTTGGTTTCCACCGAGTACTCGGCTTTCGAGCGCATGGTGGCGAGGATGTGCATGTCGCTTTGCAAAATCGCGTTGATAAGTCGTTCATGACGTGGCGTGACATTTTTCCAGCCCGCGAAGCCTTTGCCCAGCGCGTCCACGATGCTCAAACAACCACCTTCCCCGGTCCACTCGTGCGACAGACTGTCTATCACGCAGACGCCATAACCCGCCTGCTGCGCGGCTTTTATTGCCTCGACATACGCTTCCGGCGTGTATGGCGGACGAAGCTCGGTAACATCGAAGTCGAACCGGTCGGCATACAGACTGGCCGAGCCGTGCTCCGTGTCGATAACCGCTACCTTTGGCGAGAGCGATTTGGCGAGTATCAGCGAGCTGAACGTCTTGCCCGCGCCAGCCGGACCTTCAACCGCCAGTCTTAGGCGGCTCTGTGTTTTGCGTGCTTTCTGAAACATTCTTTTGGCTCCGTTTCTTTATAATGTCGGCGGCTATCATCCGCGCCAGTATCCGTAACCCGGCGTCAAACTGCCGCTGCGCTTCCGGTGTCCATCCTTCGGAAGCGGGGTAATCCTTATCGTCCGATGATGAAGAGGTCGTCGAAGGTGTATTCATGCTGCCCCTTTGCCCGCTGAATTTTGTTTATCGCCGAGAGAAGCTTTTCCCGCCCGTTTGCGGATGTGCGGCGGGTGCCGCTTATCAGTTGCGATATGTATGCCGGGGCAAAGCCCGCCATCTGTGCCAGCCTGCGCTGCGAGATGTTCTTCTCGGCCAGTATGGCGCGAAGCTTTTCCGGCCTTGCTGAAACCCTGACCATGTGCCCTCCCTTTTGCGTGGTTGTTTGCTTCTGCTTGCCAATAGTAGCGTATCACTCCAGGAACCGCAAAGTCAATGGTTTGTGCAAGAAAGTGCTTGCGGAAGTTAGCAGAATGGGCTATACTGACAATAGGAACAGTTACAGTCCCTAAAGGAGCAAATCACCCATGGGTGACGATAAAATAACGCAGCAATCCATAAAATTCGGCCAGTATCTTCACGATTTGCGTGAAGAGCGCCGGTGGTCGCTGCGCGATATACAGGAACGCACCAAGAACGAAGTCTCCAATGCGTACCTGTCGCAGCTCGAAAGCGGCAAGAAAAACATTCCGACGCTGAAGGTCATTCAAAAGCTGGCCGACGCGTTCGAACTGCCGATAGAGGTTCTTCTGAAGGAAGCGGGTTATGCCAGCCCGGACATGGCAGCCAAGAAGGAAGCAGGCGTTATATTTCGCGGGTACGAGCAGCTGTCGCCCAACGGGCGGCGGATAATGCAGGACATGCTCAAAACCCTGCTGAAGAACGAGGGTAAGGGGGCGAAGTAGGGGGTATTATGGCGGCGGTGAGGCCGTATGAATACGCGAGGGAACTGATAGTACGCTTCGGGCTGGATAGCGTTCCGGTGGACGTGGAAGCCGTCGCCAGACGACTCGGCATTGCCGTGAATTACTTTGACAACCCGAACAAGACCGACCCGGAATACCATAAAACGCTTGTCACGGCCTGTGCATGGCTGGACAAGAGCAAGAACGCCATGTGGGTTTATAGTGGCATGCCGCTTACGCGCCAGCGCCTGAGCATTGCCCACGAGATAATGCACTTTGTGAACCCATACCACGAGTGCATCAGCCCATTTAGCGGGAATGACACCTCGCCGTACTTCAATCCAAAGCCGCAGGAGCGGCAGGCTTATGAAGGCGCGCTGTGGCTGCTGTTCCTGTGCGACAAGTTCGCCGACCGGATACGGCACGAACACCCGAGCATTGATCTGATAACCCAGCTGGCGCATGAGCACGGGGTATCGCAGGAGGCTACGGCGATGTGGTATGTCCGGGCCAATACCCGGCCCTGCGCCTTGGTGGTGTCTGAGCCGGTGAAAGGGATAACGCGCGAACAGGAAGAGACGATGTTTTCGATATCCGAGTCGGGGAAACCGGTTCCGCAAAAGGTCATGCTGGTCAATGGGGAGCAACTTGAACTGAAGCCGCATGCCCTACAGGTCCGATATGCGGTATTTTCAAGCGAAGTGTCAAAGAAGCCCTTCGCCAAGGGGCGCGGCATCCCGCTGGACAGCCCGATTTGCTATGCCTACAGGTCAGGGGAACTGTACCAAGGCGAGATTTCCGGACTGGACATGGGGCTGGGCCGGACCACGGAGCACTACGAGTGCGAAAGTGTCCGTTTTGGCGTTCCCGGAGAATACAAGGTCATGACTTTGGCTTGGCTGGACCCAGACCAGCCAGAGCTGTTATAGAAACTAAATCCGAGCGCTGATGATTGTGTTACAATATATATATTGAGGGGTAGCGATACACCATATGTCGGAAAATCAAGTCGTATCAAAGAAACGCGTTATTGACCACGGGGAAGTTTATACTGCATCCCGCGAGGTCAATGCTATGCTCGATCTGGTCAAACAAGAGACAGAACGGATTGACTCCAGATTTCTTGAGCCCGCATGTGGTACCGGGAATTTTTTGGCTGAGGTTTTAAAGCGCAAATTGCACATTGTTTTGAAACGGTATTCCAAGAGTCAAGTCGAATATGAACGATACGCGGTGCTGGCGATTTCCAGCATATATGGGATTGATATTCTCTCAGACAATGTCGCTGCCTGTCAGAATAGGCTCTTCGATATATTCGATGAGCAATACCGCACCCTCTATACAACGAAAGTCAAAGAGGAATGCAAAAAAACGGTTCGATTTATTCTCTCAAAGAACATCGTTTGGGGCGATGCGTTAACCCTTAGTTCCGCGACAGACAAAAATACCCCGATTGTCTTTTCGGAGTGGTCGCCGGTCAATGGCAGTATGATGAAACGTCGGGATTTTACATTCGCCGAGCTTTTACAGAATGCTGAAATTACTGCGTTGCCCTTGTTTTCCGATAGGGGCGAAGATGTTTTTATTCCCAAGCCCATCAAAGATTTCCCTGTCACGCATTTTTTAAGGATAGCCGATGCTGACTAAACCCAATTACAATCCGGATGTCCTTACATGCCTCGCCAACCTGAGCAACGACGAGGTATTTACTCCTCCGCAGATGGCAAATCAGATTTTAGACATACTGCCCAAGGAAATCTGGAGCGACAAAACTGCCACTTTCCTGGACCCTGTTTCCAAAACGGGCGTGTTCCTTAGAGAAATTGCAAAACGCTTGATGGTCGGGCTGGAAAAGGAAATTCCAGACCAGCAGAAGCGAATCAACCACATTTTTACCAAGCAAATTTACGGCATTGCCATCACCGAATTGACCGGCCTAGTCTCAAGGCGCTCGGTTTATTGTTCAAAAACCGCCAACGGCAAATACTCGGTCTGCGATGCCTTTAAAAATCCTCAAGGCAATATAAGATTTAATCGCATCGACCACTCGTGGGAAAACGGGAGCTGTAAGTTTTGTGGCGCGAGTAAAGAAGTATACGACAGAAGCGATGAGCTGGAAACCCACGCCTACGAATTTATCCATACAGATTCCCCGGAGGAGATTTTTAATATGAAATTTGATGTCATCATTGGCAATCCGCCGTATCAGCTCAACGATGGCGGTTTTGGGCGTAGCGCTTCTCCGATTTATCAGAACTTTGTCCATCAGGCTAAAAAACTCGGCCCGAAGTATCTGACGATGATTATTCCCTCCCGATGGTTCGGCGGTGGCAAAGGATTGGATTCCTTCAGGGAAGAAATGCTTAACGATGATCAAATCCGGAAGATCGTCGATTATGCCGATGCCTCGGAATGTTTCCCCGGTGTAGATATTTCTGGCGGGATCTGTTATTTTCTGTGGGAGCGCGATTCCCATGGCCCATGCGAAGTGTTAAACATGCATAATGGGGTTGAGAATACTTCGGTTCGGGCACTGAATGAATTTAAGACATTTATCCGACATGGTGCAGCAGTTTCTATTATCAAAAAAGTAGTTGCCCAAAAAGAACCAGCCATGTCTGCGCAGGTTTCATCCAGCAAACCCTTCGGCTTGAGGACATTTGTCCGGCCTGCGAAAAAGGGTGATATCGTTTTACGCTGGCAAAAGGGCGAAGGCCCGTATAGCCGCAAAGATATAACCACTGGGACAGAGATGATTGATGACTGGAAAGTTATCACGTCTTATGTCGCCTATGACCATGGTGGGCAGCCGGATAAAGACGGTAAGCGCAAGGTATTTTCTAAAATTGAGATATTGCCGCCCGGCACAATTTGCACCGAGACATATCTTGTTATCGGCAGCTACAAGAAAGAGAAGCAGGCCAAAAACCTCGCCAAGTACATGCGCACCCTGTTTTTCCGCTTCCTCGTATCTCAGTTCATGTATTCGCATCATATTACGAAAGACTCCTATTGCCTTGTCCCTGCCCTTGATATGAATGAGGAGTGGACAGACGAGAAGCTTTTTGCAAAATACAAGCTCACGAAGGCAGAAATAGCTTTCATTGAATCAACCATCCGGTCAATGGAGCCTAGCAATGCCTAAGGATTTCTTTCCTCAGCGGCCAGATTCCAAACCGACTATTTACGCCTACGAAGACAGCAACCCGCAGTACAAGGGCTTGCTGAAAGTCGGATATACGACTGTCGATGTTAAATCTCGCGTAGCGCAACAGTATCCCACGTTAAGGCCCGGCGAACTGCCGTATAAAATTGTTCTAGAAGAAGCCGCCATTCGTAATGACGGCACATCATTTACTGATCATGAAGTTCATCGTAAGCTACGCAACAATGGTATCTTGAACCCAGATGGCGAGTGGTTCAAGTGTGCCGCTAAAGATGTAAAGGCAGCAATCCTTGCTATCCGTTCTGGAGTGATGGACGATTCATCGCGCACTCTTGACTTTGCAATGCGTCCCGAGCAGGCTGCCGCTGTAGAAAAAGCCGCCGTCTATTTCAAAAGCTTTAAGAAAGAAAACCCGGACAAGACGCCGCACTTCCTCTGGAATGCAAAGATGCGATTTGGCAAAACTTTTGCCGCATATCAACTGGCCAAGAAGATGAAATGGACCAAGGTGCTGGTGCTGACATTTAAACCGGCTGTCCAGAGCGCATGGGAAGATGACTTGAAGTCGCATGTGGATTTTAAAGGCTGGCAGTTTATTTCGCGCAATGGCCTTTCGTTTGAGGATGCATGCAAGGATAAACCGTTTGTCTGTTTCGGGTCATTCCAGGACTACCTTGGCAAAAATCCGGCAGGCGGCATTAAACCCAAGAACGAATGGGTACATGCCACCAATTGGGATTGCGTAATTTTGGATGAATACCATTACGGCGCATGGCGTGATTCCGCAAAAGAATTGTTCGAGGCGGAAGGCGACAAGGAAATTCAGTTCGGCGAAGGGGAAGGCATAGAAGACTTCGACGAAGAGATGATGCCTATTACCACCAACGCCTATCTCTATTTGTCAGGGACACCGTTCCGCGCCATAGCATCCGGTGAATTTATTGAGGAACAGATTTATAACTGGACCTATTCCGACGAGCAAAAAGCCAAACAGGCGTGGATGGGCGCAAATAATCCTTATGCTGCTTTACCGCGCATGGTTTTGCTGACATACCAATTGCCGGATTCTATCCGCGAAATTGCCATGCAGGGCGAGTTCAACGAGTTCGACCTGAATGTCTTTTTTTCTGCCAAGGGCTCCGGCAATAATGCTGAGTTCATTTATCAGGATGAAGTCCAGAAGTGGTTGGACCTGATTCGAGGCGCATTTCTCGAGACAACTGTAGACAATCTGAAGCTCGGGGCAAAGAAACCACCATTCCCATTCTCTGACTCAAGGCTGCTCAACATTTTGTCGCACACATTCTGGTTCCTGCCGAGCGTGGCCTCGTGCTATGCCATGGCGAATCTGCTTAAACAACGGCAAAATAAATTCTTCCACGACTATCAGATAATCGTGGCTGCTGGTCCTATCGCAGGCATTGGCGTAGACGCCTTGCCTCCAGTTTTTAACGCCATGGACAATCCGCTGGAGAGCAAGACCATAACTCTTTCCTGTGGTAAGTTGACCACCGGCGTATCGGTAAAGCCGTGGACCGGCATTTTCATGCTGAGGAATTCGTCCAGTCCGGAAACGTACTTTCAGGCCGCTTTCCGGGTGCAGACTCCGTGGACCATAAAAAATCCTGACGGGAAATCGCCGAATGAGGAGCAGATAATCAAACAGGAGTGCTATGTGTTTGATTTCGCTCCGGACAGGGCGTTACGCCAGATTGCGGACTATAGCTGTCGCTTAAATATCGAGGAAACCAATCCTGAAAAGAAAGTTCAGGAATTCATCAGCTTCCTGCCGGTGCTTGCCTATGACGGCAGCTCCATGAAGGAAATTGATGCGGCGGGAATCCTTGATATTGCCATGAGTGGCACAACGGCCACGCTTTTAGCTCGGCGCTGGGAAAGCGCGTTGCTCGTTAACGTAGATAACAGCACCTTACAGCGCCTGATAAGTAACCAAGAAGCGATGAAGGCCTTGATGAGCATCGAGGGCTTTAGGAACCTGAATCAGGACATCGAAACCATTATCAACAAATCTGAAGCCATCAAGAAACTAAAGCAGAAGGCTAACGACAAGCCGCTAACAGACAAGCAAAAGAAGGAACTGACGGAAGAAGAAAAGGAGTACAAGTCGCTTCGCCGCCAAGTTCAGGACAAGCTCATCAAATTTGCCACACGCGTTCCGATATTCATGTATTTAACCGACTATCGGGAGCGAAGCCTTAAGGATGTGATAACGCAACTGGAGCCGGGGCTGTTCAAGAAAGTAACAGGCCTCAGCGTTAAAGATTTCGAACTGCTAGTGAGCCTTGATGTCTTCAATAGCGCCCTGATGAACGATGCTGTGTATAAATTCAAGCGCTATGAGGATTCCAGCCTAAGCTATACCGGTATCGACAAGCATGCCGGGGAAGATACTGGCCTTTATGATACGGTGCTGAATAATCACGATTATGTTGCTGCCGTTGGCGACAATGGATTTAAAAAGTGATACGATGGTCGTATCGGGATTTATAATGCGGAAAGCTAACTTGAAGCATATTGCCACAGACACGAATACAATTGTGCCCCATGAATTTAACCTGGGGAGCGTTAAGCTTGATCAAGACTGGGCTTTCCAAGATGTCAAACGGAGTGAAAGCCGGTATGCTTCGCATGGATATCATAGATACCCGGCCAAATTCATTCCCCAATTAGTACGCAAATTACTTGAAAAGTATTCCGTGCCTGGCGATGTCGTGCTTGATCCATTTGGTGGCTGTGGAACCACGCTCGTTGAATCTAGACTTAATGCGAGACATGCCATTAGTGTTGATATTAATAAAGTGGCAGTTCTGATTTCCAAAGCTAAAAAAGAGGCTATTGATCCAACGTTGCTTAAACAAAAAAATACGGAATTGATCCGGAAACTGGATGCTATAAACATTACAAAAGATTATTATAGCGATGCTCATCCCAGACTGGCATATTGGTTCAAGCGCCCTGAGTTTAATTTGCTAACGTGCATATATGCTCTTATCCGTCAAGAATGTAATTCCAGAGTGCGCACTTTTTATTTATGTTGCTTTTCCAACATCCTGAAAAATTGTTCCATTTGGCTTGCAAAAAGTATTAAACCAACAAGAGATTTGCATAAGAAAGTTGAAAATCCCGTGGTTGCCTTTAAGAGACATTTAGCTTTCATGACAGCTCGCAACAAAGAATTCTACGAGCTCATGGATCAAGTGTCATATTCAAAGAACACGTGCCAAATACTAACCGGGGATGCGCGGAGATTGCAGCTTCCCGCAAACAAAGTTGACCTTATTATAACTTCTCCACCCTATGCAACTTCTTATGAGTATGCAGACTTGCACCAATTATCCACCTTGTGGTTTGGATATGCAACAGATCTGCATAAAATGAAAAAAGGATTTATAGGGACCTCTACCCGCCGCAAAAAAAAGTATCTGTGTGATAGTGTGGTCCTCCAAGGACTTATTCCTGAGTTAGAAAAGAAAAGCAAGAAATTAGCTAGACATGTAAACAACTACTATGCCGATCTAATAAAATGTTACAAAGAAATGTACAGGGTGCTGAAACCTAATAGATACCTGTGTTTGATTTTAGGCGATACCGAATATATGGGTGTTAAAATACCTAATATTGCTTTTTCTGTGGAGACATTGGAACATCTGGGGTTCACGATTGATAGAGTTATTAAGCGTAAACTAAGCTCCAAGATATTTACGCCATATAGAGATAAAAACGGGAAATTTGCTGATGCCTCTCATACAAATAAGCACAGCATATATCAATACGAATATATAATATCTGCTAGGAAGGACAGCAAATCTAACTGCACCGAGGCACATATATGA